TAGCAGGTGAGTTCTATAATGGTAAGTACATGTTTACGGTTGATTATACCGACAGTTATATATCGGATGATCCAGCACAACATAAACAATCACATGTGTTGGAATTAACATCGGGTCCGTATAAAGGTTGTATAGTAGCCTTACCAAACAATCGTGTACGTGTAACTAATCCTGCGCTATGGGCAGTTGGAGAAGGACCACCAGACTTTGTACCTTCACAGTGGGAACACTCCGCCGAACAACACGATAGTTATATGGACTGGGAAACAACATTTGATAACCTATATGAATGGGGAAAGGATAAGAAAAAATGAAATTAACAGATCTTAGTGGAGATGGAAAAGTAACTCAAAAAGACAAACTTATTGGTGCCGGTGTTTTGGACAAAGACGGTAATAAAGTTAAGAAAAAGTTTTTTAATGGTGGTAAAGTACATGCATCATTTGGAACTGATTTTGACGATAGATAATTATGGCAACTTCAGGGACAACAACATTTAATCTCGATATAGCTGATGTAATTGACGAAGCTATGGCTATGTTAGGTGGTGAGCAGACTCTAGGGTTTGAACCACTAGAGGCACGACGTACACTCAATCTTCTCCTTATCGACTGGATGAACCGTGGTATATTACTATGGAAACAAAACCTAGCCACATTAGATATAACAAGTGGCACAGCTAAATACACATTACCAACTTCACTCATAGATATAACTGAACTTGTTCACAGAACTGTTAGTGGTTCTACTAATACCGACTTAGCTTTAGAACGTATTACTATGGAAGCTTATCAACGAATTACAAATAAGACGCAAACAGGTAGACCAACACAATATGCTATTAACAGACTAAGAGATGCAGCTGAATTATATTTGTGGCCTACACCTGATGCTACAACGTCAAGTGGCACACCAATTTTGTCGTACTTTAGCTTTAATAAAGTTGAAGATATAACCAAGTCTGATCAAGATCCTGATGTTCCTTTTAGATTTTTACCATGTTTATCAACAGGCTTAGCTTATAAAATGTCTATTAAAAGGCCGGGCATTACAGCTGAACGAGCCAGTATGTTGAAACAAATGTATGAAGAAGAGTTTACATCAGCAATGTATGCAGATAAAGAAAGAGCTAGTCTTTTGATTAAGCCATCGTTTAGGTTATAATGGCAAAAGGTAAGTATGCATACTTTATCTGCGATCGATCAGGGTTTAGATTTAAATACTCTGAGAGAGTCAAAGAGCCGACGGGATTAGTAGTTGGAGCTTCGGAAACGGATGGTCGATATAATATATTGGACCACCCGCAGAACAAAACTCCAAGGATTAATGACGATGAAAACTTGAGGGATGCACGTCCAGATACTGTACTAGCTACAACTGGTGATGCTGGATGGAGTCCTGATGATTCAACATTTACAAAGAGAGGTAACTAAAAATGGCCATTACACAAGCTGTATGTAATTCCTTTAAATCGGAAGTTTTACAAGAAGGACATCAGATTAAAACTGATACCTTAAAGATAGCTTTATTCACAAGTGCGGCTTCTTTGTCTGCGGGTACGACTGCGTACTCAACGTCTAATGAAGTTGTATCAAGTGGTGGGTATGCTCCTGGTGGAGGCACACTAACTGGTGTGACTATTTCACTCGGTGGTACATCTGCTTCTGGTGGAACAGCAATTATTGATTTTGCTGATATATCTTTTACAAGTACAACATTCTCAGCTAGAGGAGCATTAATATATAATTCATCTAATAGTAATAAAGCTATTGCTGTTTTAGACTTTGGGTCTGATAAAGTATCAACTAACGGTACTTTTACAATTTCATTCCCAGCTGCTGCTGCCGCCACTGCTATTATCACACTTTCATAGTCGAGGTTAATCGTCTATGTCTGTGGTTACTAGTGGATACAGTAGAAATACTTGGAACTCAGGTGCATGGAACCGAAGTGTTGTAGACCGATCGGTTACGGTAACAGGAGTTTCATTATCTACTGCTCTTCGTTCTGTAGAAGTAACTATTCCGGGCACGGCTTTTGTAACTAACGTAGGAATAAGTTTATCTCTTCGTAGTGTAGCTACAGCAGCTAATGCGAGTGTATCTGTTACCAGAGCAAATATAGGATTTAGTTTACGATCAGCAACCGTTGAAGTTGTTAAAACGAGTAATGTAACAGGAGTATCTTTAACAACTACTTTACGTAGTCCAACACTCACAGGTAGTCCAAAAGTTTCTTTAACTGGATTATCACCAAGCTTTACATTAAGAGATGCTATAGCTTTCTTTGGAACAAATGTTATTCCATCACAAGCATCGGCAACATTTGCAACAGGTAATGAAAATATTGGAGCTGGAGCTAATCCAGTTATATACGGTGAAGGTAAAACATTTAGAGTAACTGTTGTAAATGTCGGAGGAGCTAACAAATACTTTATAGACGGTAGACAACAGTATGGTTTAAATCTTGTTAAAGGACGAACACTTTATACCTTTGACCAATCTGATAGTTCTAATAGTGGACACCCCTTACGATTTTATTTAGATGCAGCTAGAAGCACATCTTTTACAACAAATGTATTAACACAAGGAACTCCAGGTAATGCTGGAGCTTATACACAAATTTTTGTTGCGAATGATGGACCAACTACATTATACTATCAGTGTAGCATACACGCAGGTATGGGAGGTAAAGCAAACTTCCAACCAGTGATTAGAACAAGAGTTATATCGCCAAACATAAACGGTGATGGTAACTTGGTATTAACAGGAGTTAGTGCTAGATTTAGAACACACATAAGAGGAATATGGACACCGAAAGTTTTTGGTGGTACTTCTGAAATATGGAAGGCTAAGAAGATATGAGTATAACATTCAACCAATTAGTAAGCAGAATTAAAACAACAAGTGAAGATACCAGCACAGAGTTCGTTGGTGACATCCCAGCTTTTATAGAAAGAGCTGAAGCACGATTAACAAGAGAAATAGATTCGTATGGTGTTGTTCAATACGCAACATCAAATATGGTTATTGGTGACCCGTTTATTACCAAACCGTTAAATACACTTATTATTAAAAATTTAAATATTATAAAGTCTGACGGTACACGTATAAATTTATTACAAAAGACTGACGAATATTTAAATGATTATTGGCCACAACGTACAAGTGTGGGAGTGCCTAGATATTATGCAAATTTTGGTTTTAATAATTTACTCATAGCTCCTACACCCGTGTCGGCTTATGATTGTGAAATGTCTTATATCGTTCAACCAACAGCAGCTACTTCAGTGCACCAACAGAATTTCTTTACTGAATATTGTTCTAATGCATTGTTTTATGCTAGTATGAAGGAAGCTTGTATGTTCATGAAGAACTACTCGGCAGCTCAAGTTTGGGAACAAGAGTATCAACGAGCCTTTACTGACTTATTGAATGAAGCTAGAAGAACAAGACAAGATGATATGAGAAACAATGCCTCACCAGCTGGAGGCGATAATACATTAGTAAAAGGAAGTAATTAATTATGCCCAGTACGTATACAACTAGACTCAGATTAGAGAAACAAGCTGATGGTGAAAATGCAAACACTTGGGGTGATCGTCTTAATCAACAAGTTATTGATATGGTTGACGAAGCCGTTGGTGGTGTAGTCGTTGTCAGTACAACCGGAGCCACAACATCATTAACTGCAAGTAACGGTGCAGCCGATCAGTCTCGTAATGCTGTATTAAGAATTGAAGGAACATTAGGATCTGACTCAACTATAGTAATTCCTAGTGTTGAAAAATTATATGTTGTTGACAACCAAACAACTGGTGGTGCACATACAGTTAAAATAAAAACAGCCGCAACAACAACGAATGTTATTGCTCCTCGTGGTGGTTCAAAGTTTATTTATTGTGATGGTGTAAATGTTCACAACTCTGTTGACCCTGTAGGTGTCAGTGCATTATCTACAGAAGGTGGTGCGGTTGGTCCTATCACGGTAGGTGGTACGGTATCAGCTACAGCTGTAGATTCAACAAGAGTTATCACAACAAGTATTAGTAGTTCAATTACCGATACAACTAAACTATTTGCAACAACAGCCATATCAGTTAGTGCTGTTGACTCACTGGGTAAACAACTTAGAATTACAAAGTCAGCTGTTGCTGATATTGTTTCATTAACTGATGCATCAACGATCTCAGTAAACTTTAACAGTGGTCAAAACTTTGATGTTAGATTAGGTGGTAACAGAAACTTAGGTGCTCCGACCAATGTTCAATCTGGGCAGACTGGGTCTTTCTTTGTTCGTCAGGACGGTACTGGATCACGAACATTATCATTTAATAGTGCTTACAAGTTTGTTGGGGGCACGGCTCCAACATTAACAACGACAGCTTCTGCCGTCGACCGTATTGACTACGTTGTGTTATCAAGTTCTAGTGTGCATATGGCGGCATCACTAGATGTTAAATAATACAAGAGGTATAAATGGTATTTCAAAATAATGTTCTTTCAGGTGCAGCTGGATCAGGTACAACCGTACATGCAATAAACCAGTCTATTAGATTTAATGAAGCTGATACTCCTTATATGGCACGAACTTTTGGCACACCAACTGATGCAAAAAAATGGACTTTATCTGCTTGGGTGAAACTTCATGGTAAAACAGATGGAGCTAGTAATGGTTCCAGATTACTTGAAGCTGGAGGTAGTGCAGGTAGTGAAGACCTTATATCAATTGGTTCTGGATATGCTGGTTACTCAAAAATTTATTTTTGGAGTAGAACTTCTTCATCTTATGATTGGCGATTAGAAACTACAGCAGAGTATCGTGACCCAAGTGCTTGGATGCACCTTACTTTCGTATTTGATAGTGATAATACTCTAAGTGTAGACCGAATGAAAATATTTGTTAATGGTGAAAGAGTAACAGATTTTTCACAAGAATCATATCCAAGTAGTGGAGCTGCATCAAGAATTAATACAGCAGTTGCCCATAGAATAGGTGCCTCACTTTATGCAGGTAACAATGCTGAAGGTTATCTTGCAGAAACTGCACTCATAGATGGACAAGCATTAACTTGTGACAGTTTTGGTGAATTTAATAGTTCAGGAATTTGGATTCCTAAAGATATCAGTGGTTTAACCTTTGGAAATAATGGTTATCATATTGATGGCAGAGATGCTTCAGATTTAGGAGATGACGAATCAGGTAATGGTAATGATTTCACAACAAGTGGACTTGGAGCACATG